GCCGTCCGTCGGTCTTGCGGATCGCGCGCGTCCTGGCCTGCGGCGATGGAGGCCTGGTTTGCCGCAATCTGCGCCAGATCTGCCGGATGCACGCTGCCGATCAGCGGTGCGAGATTCGCCTGGGCAAAGGCGCCGGGCGATTGGCGTTGCCAGAGTTCGAGCCGAAGCGCTGCGGCATTGTCCGGCGCCGGTGTTGTCGCCGCCTGCGCCGCGCGGCGGAGCGCTTCATCGACCTGGGCGAGTGCCGTCGGCGACATTTTCGCGGCAAGATCGGCGGGAAGATCGGCGGCATGACCGATGCTGTCGGGCGATGCGGCAAACAGGGAAACGATCGATCGGCCTGCGTCGGCATTATTCGCCGCCAACTGCGCCTGATCCGCCGTCATCCGGCGCTCGGCGAAATTGGTGGCAAGCGTCTGGTCTTCAGGCGAAAGATCGCCCCGTTGGGCAATGCGATCGCGCATCGCCGAGATGTCCCAGGACCGTGGCGTATCCGCCTGTCCGATAACCGCGCCGATCCCGCCCGCACTGCGCAACAACGTTCCGGCATCGGCTGCATCGCCCGCCGGAGACGTTGCCGCCAGCGTGATGACCGGGCTGGCGCTGCCGATGACATGCCCCGGAGTGACCTGATCGCCGGGCGCAACGGCTGCCATCCCCAGTCCGCCATAGGCGGTGCTGCTGCCGTCTGGATGCAAAATCCGTACCGTGGCGTTGTCCGGCGCACCGTCGAGTGCGGTAACCGTGCCGCCGGCGATCGGATGAACGGCGGCTCCGGTGGGCGCTGAAATCGCAATCGCGTCGGGCGAGGGCGGCGGCGTTTCGGCTCCGGCTGTCTGGGCGTTGCCGCCGGCCGCTTCGCCAAAGATCGAGGCCATGCGTTGCGTCTGTGCAGCCTGACCCAGTCGTGCCACTGCCACTTGGTAGGCCGCCGGCGCCAGTGTGTCGCCCCAGCCGCCCATGATGTGCGCGGCAAATTCCGGCTCTCCGGCGGCAAGGGCCTGACCGACAGCTTTCGCCACGGCTCCGCCAACCGCCGTGCGCACGACAGCCGCACGATCATCCTCATTTTCCGCGTTGCCGGTATGGCTTGCGGCAATTGCCTTTACCGAGTCGAGCCCTTGAACAAACCGGGCCGGATCCTGCCAGGCAGAGGCCGCCGCCTGCTGGGCGGACTGCAACTCCTGATCGGCGACTGCCTGCCGTTCGACGCCGGCCTGGCGCAAGGCGTGGCCGGTGATCTGATTGGCGGCATCGTTCAGCGCCGGACCGATCTGCTGATCGTATGCCGCGATCATGCCCGGTGTTCCCAGCGCTGCCTGACCGGCAGTCTGGATCTTAGCCAGTTCGTCGAGTGCCTGGGGCTGCGTGGCAACGGCTGCACCGCCATTCAGGCCGGCATGGGTATCGACCAGATTGGTCAACGCCGCCTTGTCCTGCAACGCTCGCGCCCGACCGGCTGTGTCATCGGCCACCGCCTGAATCGCCGCATGGATCGACGACATCTGGTTCAGATCCGCACCGCCTGCCACCAGTACGCGCCCGATGGTGTTGCCCAATGTCGGCCCTGAGGGCGCCGTAAACCGGGCATGATAGGCCTCGACCGGCGTGAAGGTCGGGGTATAAGTCGGCGCGCGCATCATAGCCCCATCCCCGCCTTGAACGGCGCATACTGGCTTGCGCCGCCCAGCGCCGTGCCAAATCCGCCGCTACCGGATGAACCGGCGCCAAGCAGGCCGGTGCCCAGATTGAACAGGCCTCCGACCAGTGCGGCATTGCCCCGGCTGTTGGCCACAGCGGCCTGCCCGAGATCATTGGCGACTGCGACGTCGGAACCGATCAGGTTCTGGTTGCCCTGGGCATAGATTCGGGCGAGGTTTTCCTGCCCCAGGATCTGCGTGTCGTTCACCGCATTGGCCGCCGTGCCATAGCCTGTGGCATCGCCGTTGGCGGCTGCCGTCATGTTTTGCTGACCGCTGACCGAGGCCATCTGCCGGTACTGCTGCAGCGCGGCGTCACGCATGTTCTGCTGGCCGATCTGTGCCGCATTGCTTTCCGCTGCGGCATTGGCGTTGGCAGCGGCGGCCTGGGCTCTGGCCTGGCCTATCGACGCGGCCATGTTGACCCCGGTGCCGATGGCTCCAAGGCCTGTCGCGATAAGAGGCACGATGGGCGCACACATCACATGATCTCCCGGATGAAACGTCGAAAGGCGATACCACGCATGACGACAAGCTCCTGTTCCACGGTAAATCCCCAGTGTTCGAGCAGGCGGATCGCCGCCCGGTTTTCCGAGGACACGAAATTGCGCAAGCGAATGCCATGGCGATGCATCGCAGCAAGGATCGCCGGGCCTTGCGCGATCAGCGCGCGACCGTGCCGCGCGACCAGATCGCTGCCCAAAAACCAGGGCACGGCGTCGCCACCCGCTGCGGATTCGACCACCACCCCAAACATTGCGTGGGGCTCACCATCGACGAGCGCGGTCCAGACTTGTGCGCTCACGGCAAGCCCATGGCGCAGCGCCTGACTGGCGGACCGCCCCATCGCCTCGCACTCGATCCTGTCGATCGGGCGCAAACGTCGGGCAAGCGCGTCGACATGGGTATGATCTCCAGGCACGAGCCGGATGGAGGACATGGCCTTGCCCATCATCCGCCGATCACCGGATCAACCGCGACGCCCAGCAGCGTAAAGGGCATCGGCGCGGTTTGCCTGATCCAGACGGTGCATTCGTCCCGAACCTTGTTGTCCATGGTTACCTGGTAGGTGCCGTCATACAGTGCGTTCGGGGCGTCGGTGGCACGGGGCACGACAGGAAACAGGTCCTGGCTGCCAATCCCGGCCTCGATTGGGCCCGTTTCGCGCAATGTGAGCACAGCCTTCGCCGGATTTTGCATTCTGCCGATGTTGGATCCTGCCCCGGGCATGGTGATCCGCAGCGGCAGGGTTTCGATATCGACTTCATAGGGCAGCCCAAACGACACGTTCGATGCCGCGCCGATCGCTGATGGCAGCGTGATCGTGCCGTTGGTTACAGTCAGCCCGGATACGGGAACGCCGTCGGCCAGACCAGCCACATTGGTACATCCCTCAAGATGCCACAGGCCGGTGAAAGTCGATTGCGGCGCGGCCAGACTGGCTGAAACCGCACAATCGAGAAAGCAGCAATCCGAAGGCGTATCCCACAAGTGGGAGACCATGCGTTCGACGAAACAGCTCGTCTTGCCCGCGATCGTGCGCTCGATGATCAGGTAGACCCGATCCTCGCCATTTTCGGTGATCGAGCAGACCGACAGGACATTGCCGGCTGTCTCGCACAGTGTCCAGCCCCAGACGTTCTGTTCTTGCTCCCAGGTAAAACACAGCAGCGCGCCGTCATCACGCGCAGCCCAGATCAGCGATCGGGGTTCCTGACTGTAACACCACGACACGATTGTATGGCCTTCGAAGAAATGCGGCGAAAAGATCGTGATGTCATTTGCGCGCAGGCCATTGATGACATAATTATAACCCAGACTGCGGATCGAGCACCCGATCGACGGGACATAGAACACGACGTTGTCGACCACCAACGGCGGCAGTCGCGACGAACCGCGGCCGACCTGCCGCTGGACCGACGGCGGAATCGATCCGTCCAGCGGCCCCCCGCCGGCACTGCCGGCGATGGCGAACACGCTGTCGCTGGTCAGTGCCAAAAGCGACGTGGTCGAAGTCAACTGGTTCACCGAATTGACGCGGCCCGCCATGATGGCAAAACTCATGCCGTCATCGGCGCGCAAAGGTGTCGAATAGTCCATGTTCTCGATCAGGCCCGACTTCGATGTCCAGATGCCGTGCGGCACATTCGTCGAACGAGCCCAGATCGAGCGCTGCTCAAACAGCGTCACGGTCGACGGGTAGTTTCCCGCAGAGGAAAACGGATTGTTGGCCATAGGCGGAGCCTGGGTATAGGCCGGGCCGATATTGTCATCGATGAAGGTCAGGCTGGTGGTCGTGCCGATGTAGCCATAAAATTGGGTGTTTTCGGCCTTGTAGATGTTGTATCGCGTCGCCGAAGATACCGCCGTCCACGTTAGTGTGTTGTAGTTGCGCTTGAGCGTCAGGTCGTTGTATGCGCTTGCCGTAGGCGAGGCGCGGCTTTCCTCGGTGGTGTTGTCGTCCACCGCGGTGACACAATACTTGGCAGTCTCGGGGAAATAATTCAGCCCGTTGTTGGCCACATCGGTATCCGCCACGGTCGCGCTGATTGTGCAGCTTGCCGGTGCGGCGATCGTGGGGGTGAACTGTACCGTGTTGAACGACCAGTTGGTGTTGCTCGTTCGTACCAGCTTGGTCGGCGGATGGCTGAGATGCGCCAAATACAGCGTATCGGCGGTCTGTTCGTAATCGAGATCGGCCAGCTCTACGCCGTTGTAGGGCGAACCGGCCTGGTACACGCGCGAAGCTCCCATCGGGTCAATCCTTCTGGCGATTGCTGCCAAGGCCGCCGCCGTATGATACGGTCGGCGCAAGCGTGGTCGACGATGGCGGTGGAACCGCAGGTGGCGGGACGACGATGGGCGGAGAGGTGTTCGCCGTCCCGCCGGTACAGCCGGAAAAAGCCGGGCAAGTGGTGGTGTCGACATTGATCGTCAGCGTGTTTGCATCGATCACTGCCGTTACGGACCAGGTGCGGTAATTGAGCACGGCGCCCATGCCGTCTGCGACCCCGTCGATATAGATCAGGTCGCCGACTGCAAAGCCGTGGAAAGCGATGGTCAGCTGCGCATTGGTCGCATTGGTTATCGCGGTGATCGGCTGTTCGCCTTCCAGGATGCGCCCGCCCAGCGCGCAGGGCGCCATATAGCCCTGGCCCATTTCCAGCACATAAGTCTGGGTCATCGAAAACTGGAAGGGGACCAGCCGGGTGGGTTGACCGGCGTTGATGACGGTCCCGACCAACCGTGTGCCCGGGCGCTTGGTCACGCCGCCGTATTTCATCACGATTACGTTGCGCGCCTGGCGCAGTGCCGATTGCCATGCGTCGACGTCAAACCGGCCGTAAAGTTCCGGGGCCAGTTCGCCCTTGCTGAAATTGACCTGGGGAATGCGCATCGTCACAGCTCGCCCCCAATTCCGGCACGGGCAAACGCTGCCTCGCTGATATAGCTGGCCGGGCGCCTGACCCGCTGGTTGTAATCCTCGGCAATGGCGCGGGCCCGGGCGAGTTCGGCTGCAGCGCCAAGTTCGCGGGCAAGCCCGGTATCCTTGCGGATCGGAATGGCAACGCGCGCGGCAAGTTCGAGCGCAAAGGCGCGCTGGACGAGCGGCGGCAGACTTGTAGGATCGGTCAGCACCGCGCCATAGACCAGCGTTGCGTTTTCCACGTTGGTATAGATCAGGCCCCCTTCGTGCAGAAAGGCGAGCTGGATCGAATCCTGCACAGGAAACGGAAAAGGTCCGCCTTGTGGCAACCAGCAGGCATTGTCCTGCACTTGGCGGATGGCCAGCGGGCGGGCGCAATTGGCCGGCACGGCATAGGCATGGGTCCATTCCGCCGGGCGATCGTTTGTCACTTCCGTCAACGCTGCGCGCGTGACCGCCCAGCTCCAGTCCGACCACAGCGAGACTTCGGCGAGCAAAGGTGCGGCGAAGCGGCTGACTTCGCGCGCCTCGATCGAGCCGTCGGTGACGTCGGTGATCGGGCCTGCGGCGATTTCCGCCAGAGCCATGTTGCAGATGTCGTCAAGCGTTGCCATGCCGGAATGTCCTGTGAAATGCCTGGCGTGAGAACCGATGCGGTTCGTTTGTCGAATGCCGGGGAGGGGATGCGGAGCGTCGATCGGGTTGACGCCCCGCCCCCCTCTTACGCAGCGATCATTTTGCGGTCGGCGCCGCGGTGCGGCGCGCCGGGGCGGTTGCCGCAGGCGGCGGGGTTTCCAGGGGAATCCACGCGTGGCCCGGGGTCTCGTCGCTGTTGAAGATATCGCCTTCCGCAATCAGGCGGCGTTCGCTGCTGAGATAGATCGCCTGCCTGGCGCGATAGGCCGGCATCAGACGCCACCGGCGCCGATGTTGCTCTGACGGCTGGCGACGATTGCGGCGTTGATGGTCCCCTGCGTCGCGGTCCCGGCCACGGTATAATACAGACGCAGGTAACGCGCGCTGGCGTTCTGCACGAGGTGCGGAACGCGGAACAGATAGCCGGTAACCAACTGCGCCGCAGCAACGGTCGCGCCGCTGTCGACGGTCGTCCAGGTGGCATTGTCGGGCGAAGTCTGGACCGAAACCTGCAGTGAGGTGAGCCCGGCAAAGGCCTGAGCGACCGAAACCGACAGGTCGACCGGCTCGCCCCGGCCAATATCGCGCACCAGCGGATTTGTGGCGCCAAACGGCGTGCCGGTCACGCCAAGGTCGATGGTGTTGATCGACGGGGCCGAAACGGTCACCGCCTGCTGGTCGCTGAACACGAGCGAAGTGTCGATGATCATGAAGAAATATCCTTGTTTTCAAGGGAAATTGCTTTGAGGTGCCGACCGGATCAGGCGGCAGATGCGCGATCCGGTCGGCCGACCGGAATCTTACGAAACCAGCGTTTCGGTGGAGAGCAGCGCGTCGGTTTCGCGGACGGGAATGCCGCGCCAGGTGAGCACTTCTTCGCCCTGGATTTCCATCGGGGTCAGGCGGACGAAATTGTCGACGCCGGAGCGGCTGTTACTGCCTTCGGCATCAAGCGCTTCGAGCAACGTGCGGTTCATGTAGATCACGGTGCGACCAGGGCTGATCTGCCCTTCGGCTTCGAGGCGATACGCGCGCCGACCCTGCAATTTGTAGTAGGCATGACGCATCAGCGGGTTGAGCGCGATCGAACCGGCGATGACGGTGGGCACGTCGATATTGCAGATGCGCGCGTTGTAGCGCCAGTCCTTGACACACAGCCCGACGTGCTGCGTGAACTTTTCTTCCTTGACGTAGAAGGGGTTGCCGTTCGCATCGAGCACCCGCTGGCGCCCCATGTCCTCGCGCTGGATGCCGCCTGGGATATTGTCGGGCACGATCACCGAGGTCTGGGCATCGCCGTGCGTGACGAACCAGATCGAGGTGCTGTTCGAGCCGGTCGCGCCGGCGCTGATCACATTGGGGTTCTGCTGCGAGTTGAAGCGCGGCCCCATGCCGTGGAACTGCTTGCCGTTGACCTTGACGTCGGAATACCAGATTGCGCTTTCCACGGTCTGCGCGATGGCTTCAAGGAAGCCCTGACCTTCGACCAGACGCAGCTTT